TGAACCAACAAAGACAGAAGATCCTGTGCTTCCATTAAATCAATTAAAAATCATATCATTTGGTGAAAAAGGTGAATGGACACTAACTCCGAAGTATAATATAGGGAAAAAGAAATAACCTTTATGTATACAGATTCACATAATGATGAAATTTTTGGTGATTTAATATATTCTACAGAGAAAAATCTTTTACAAACAAATTCTAAAAAATGTGAATATTTTCATTTTTATTCAAAAAAAATTTTTAAAAATAATGAAAAAGTTTTTATAAAAAATGTAAATATATTTAGTACAAATAATCTAAATATAACTAATTATTCTGAGTTAAAAAATATTAATTTTTTTGATCATAACTTTGATCTCACTTTTGAGTTTGTTAAAGAATATAAGGATTATTTTTATAATCCTATTGAACTCATTCTTAATGATATTATTTTTAAACCTGAAGAAAATAAAATATATTCGACATTGATTTATAGTATGCCTTATGTTGAAAAAATTCATAATTTATTACATCCGGAATTTGTTCAAATTGAAAATAAACTAGACGAATTAACATTTTTTGATAAATTAAATTTATTTTCAAAAATGATTGATTTTTGTCAAAATTGTATAGCTTTTACAAAAAAACAATATTATTTTTTTGAAATTGATAGAGAAAATATGAATAATAATATGGTTTTTGGTTATAAAGATCTCCATTGGGGAAATGTTTTTTATGAAAATGGTCAAATTAAATTTATTGATTTGGAGTCTTTATGTTTTGTATCGCATGAAAAAATGTTAGTAGAAATGTCAATTTTAATTAATAGTAGATGAGAGAAAAATAATGTATGATGAGGTGAAACAATTAGGAATTTACAGATTTAATGATGATGTTGTAATGCCAGATTATGGCACAAAAGCATCAGCTTGTTTTGATTTATGTGCTTACATTCCTTCTGAAACAGAAGTCACATATTTTTCTTCAGAAAATAATAAAGATACAGTAGTAATCAATGATAATCGTTTGATTATGAAACCTTTTTATAGATACATGATTCCAACAGGATTGATTATGGATATTCCTACTGGTTATCATGTTAAAGTTCATCCACGTTCTGGACAATCTATTAAACAGGGCTTGATTACTGTGAATAATACTGGTATAATAGATGAAGATTATGTGGAAGAATGTAAGTGCTTGATGATTAATACAAGTGATATAAATATTGTTATAAGCAACGGTGAACGAATAGCACAAGCAGAGTTGTGTAGAGTTGAACCAGTTGTTATAAATAGTTTAGAAGAAAGACCAAAACAAAAAACTGATCGTGATGGTGGTTTTGGATCAACAGGACAATAAATGAAGACATATAAAAAATTACTACAAGAAAAAGGCATTTCAAGAATTTCAAAACATATATCAGAACATGATTATGGTTTTGTAACCGCATTTAGAAGCTATAGAGATTGCGGAAAAGGAACTAAGTACACAAAAAAAGAAAATTTACAACGCAATGAATCATTATTGGTTAAGTTGCTGGCAGGTGGTTTTAGGGTCACCAAAATAAGAGGAAGTTACATAGAAGGATTTGGTTCTTCTTCTGCCCAAAAACCTCAAAAAGAAAATACTTTTTTTGTAGTTGATTTAGAGAATAAGGGAACGTTAAAAAAAACGCTACTTAAACTTGGGGAAGAATTTGAACAAGATAGTATTTTGTTCGGAAAAGCTGGTGAAAATAATACTTTTGTGATAGGAACAAATCGTTGCCCAAATAATCAGATCAAATATCATGAAGAAATTCCTCTTGGAAAATTAAAAGGAAATGAGGCAACATTTATGTCAAGAACAGGAAGTCGTCCTTTTAGTTTTGGTACTGATAGTTTTGCGGAAGAGGATATTATAGAAGACTATGGTATATGTAAATTTCCAACAGAATTGCGTGGTCCTGTGACTATGGCGAAAATGAACTGGTGGGAATTAGAAGTATAATTTTTTCTGAGGTGTCGTAAGAACCTCATCCGTGGCATGAAGCCACACCCCTGGCGTTAGCAGGGAAATTATTTAATCTCGCTTTTATAAGGAGACAAAATGACTGGTTACCTAGTCCCAAGAAACTTTGAAGATATCGAGCGCCAATTAGCACAATCAATCGGGTTTGATACCTTCTTCAATCGTCTTTTAAATAATGATTATTCTGCGGTTAATGGAGGTGGCTATCCGCCCTACAATATCCGCAAAGTTGACGATTACAAGTATGTAATTGAACTTGCCCTTGCGGGGTTCGACAAAGACGATTTAGATATCGAATTGGCCGAAGGCACACTTACAGTTAAATCGGTGCCCAAGGATAAAGATAATAATGCTGATTACATTCATCATGGTATCGCCAAACGAGTGTTTATCCGAAAGTTTCATCTTGCAAATGATATTGTAGTGAAGGGTGCAGATTTGTTTAATGGTCTATTGACTATTGAGTTGGAGCGAGTGATTCCAGAGGAAAAGAGACCTCGTAAAATTGCAATTGATGATGGTGTGAAAGTAGTTGATCATAAAATAGTATAATAATAAGGGGCGCATATGCGCCCCTTTTCGTTTGTAGGGATAAAAATGAAACTCACACAAAATTTCTCTCTCAAAGAAATGACTTTTTCCGATACAGCAATTCGTAAAGGTATTGACAATACACCAAATATGGAACATGTCGTAGCACTGACAAATCTTTGCTGCCATATACTACAACCTGTCCGAGAAAATTTTGGGCAATCTGTAAATATCAATTCTGGTTATCGTTCAGTTCAACTTTGTGAAGCAGTTGGTTCATCTGCCAAGTCTCAACACACAAAAGGTGAAGCAGCAGACTATGAAATTTATGGAATGTCAAATTGGGATCTTGCCACCTGGGTTTACGAAAATTTGGATTATGATCAATTAATTCTTGAGTTTCATGATCCAGAAAGTGATCCAAATTCTGGTTGGGTTCATACTTCTTACAGAAGAGATGGGCAAAATCGTAAGCAAGCACTTATTATTAATGCCAAAACAAAAGGCAAATATCTTGAATGGAATCCTGGTAAAAAAAAGTAATATGATTAATTTTTACATTGAATTATATCGTAATGTTCTTTTAACCAATCAAACGCTTTGGTTCAAGTATAAGAAGTTTCTTGACAATCAGTTAGATTATTGTTATCATGTGTTAAATGAGGATAAGAATGAAAAAACTGATGTCAAGGACATTAAATGACTTTTTATACTAATGTACAAAATTGGGGTGGTAAAATTTATTATCGTGGTATTGATAATCACGGTAGACACTTTAAAAATAAAGTAGATTATAACCCTACCCTATTTATTCCTTCTCCAAAAGAAACACAATATAAAACATTATCTGGTGAATATGTTGCTCCGATTGAATGTGGTACGATCAAAGAAGCGAAAGAGTTCATTAAAAAATATGAAGATGTTGACAACTTTCGTATCTTTGGAAATACTAATTATCACTACACTTTTATCACTGATACTTTCCCTGACGATATACCTTACGATGTTTCACAAATTGTCGTAGCAAATATTGATATTGAAGTTGGATCTGAAAATGGTTTTCCTGATCCACAAAGAGCGAGCGAACCTGTTACAGCCATAACTGTAAAACTCTATGATCATTTTTATGTGTTTGGTGTCGGAAAATACAAAGCTCATGATTCTAATGTGACATATTTTGAATGTTCAGATGAAGTTCATTTGCTCAATGAATTTATGTCTTTTTGGAAAAAGCAAGACATTGATGTCATTACTGGTTGGAATGTAAAGTTTTTTGATATTCCGTATCTTGTGAATCGTATGGCTTTACTTTTTGATGAAAGATTTTACTTTGATTTGTCTCCTTGGAATTTTGTAAGTGAACGAACAATTTCGGGTCTTGGTGGTAAAGAGCAACAATCATTTGAAGTTATGGGTGTTGCTATACTTGATTATTTGGATTTGTATAAGAAATTTACTTACACGAACCAAGAATCTTATCGTTTGGATCATATTGCCCATGTTGAACTTGGTGAAAGAAAAATAGACTATTCAGAATTTGATTCTCTTCATAGTTTATGGAAAGAAGATTATCAAAAATTTATTGATTATAATATTAAAGACGTTGAGTTGGTTAGTCGTCTTGAAGATAAGATGCGTTTGATTGAAATGGCAATGGTTCTTGCTTATGACGCAAAAGTAAACTATGCTGATGTATATACGCAAGTTCGTATGTGGGACACTTTAATTTACAATGAGTTGTGGAAAAAAAATATCGTTCTTCCTCCAAAGAAAGATACTATTAAAGATAGTCCGTATGAAGGTGCTTATGTAAAGAATCCTACTCCTGGTATGTATGAATGGGTCGCAAGTTTTGACTTAGACAGTTTGTATCCTCATTTGATTATGCAATATAATCTTTCCACAGAAACATTGATTACAGATTATCCACCTAAACCCGTTAATGTAGACAAATTGTTAGATCAAGAAATTGATACTGAATATACTAAACGTCAAGGAATGGTTTTGGCTGCAAATGGTTATCATTTCAAGAATGATAAACAAGGTTTTCTTCCAGCAATGATGGAACGAATGTATGCTGAGAGAAAGAAGTTTAAAAAAGACATGCTCAAAGCAAAACAAGAATATGAAAATACTTCAGATCCTGCTGAGAAAAAACGACTTGATAAAGAAGTTTCCAGACTGAATAATATGCAAATGGCTAGAAAGATTCAGTTGAACTCTGCTTATGGTGCGTTAGGTAATCAATGGTTCAGATTTTTTGATGTTCGTATTGCCGAAGCAATTACAACTGGTGGTCAGTTATCAATTCGTTGGGTCGAAAGAGACGTAAATAAATATCTAAATAAAATTTTAAATACTCAAGATAAAGATTATGTAATTGCCTCAGATACTGATTCTCTTTACATCTGTTTAGATGATCTTGTCAAATCTGTATTTGATGATACAAGTAATAAAGAAAAAATCATTAAATTTCTTGACAAAGTTTGCGATACAAAAATTCAAGACTGTATTAACACATCATATAGTAATTTAAAAGACTATATGAATGCTTTTGAACAGAAAATGAACATGAAACGAGAAGTTCTTGCTGATAAAGCAATTTGGACAGGTAAGAAACATTATATCATGAATGTTCATAACTCTGAAGGTGTTCAATATGCTAAACCGAAACTCAAAGTGATGGGTATTGAGTCTGTAAAATCTTCAACTCCTTCTGTTTGTCGTGATAAACTAAACGAATCTTTTTACATTCTTATGGAAGGTACTGAAGAAGAAATGATTTCGTTCATTGAAAAATTCAGACTTGAGTTTGAAAAGTTGCCGCCAGAAGATGTTGCTTTTCCTCGTTCAGTAAAAGGTATCGCTAAGTATTCTGATAGTATTCAGCTATACAAGAAAGGCACACCAATTCATGTAAAGGGTACTATCATTCATAATGAAATGTTGAAGAAAAATAAGTTAACAAATGTTCATGCAATGATTCAAGAAGGTGAAAAGATTAAGTTCACTTACTTGAAAGTGCCTAATCCTACCGGTGATACTGTAATTAGTATGGGAAATATTCTTCCATCAGAATTTGGTCTCCATCAATATGTTGACTATGATATGCAGTTTGATAAATCTTTTCTTGAACCTTTGAAAGCAATTTTAAAATGTGTTGGTTGGAAACATGAAAAAAGAAACACAATTGATAATTTTTTTGTATAAGGAGTTGTAATGGATCTAAATTCACTTATTAAGGAGAGTGGTAATGAATATGCTGGAATTGTTGCTGATGGAATTGAAGCAGGTGACGTTGAGTCTTTTATTGATACTGGAAGTTATGCTCTTAATGCTTTACTCTCAGGTTCAATCTATGGTGGTCTCGCATCTAACAAGATTACAGCATTCGCTGGAGAAAGTGCTACTGGGAAGACCTTCTTTGTTTTGGGAGTTGTCAAACAGTTTTTAGAAGATAATCCAGAAGGTGGTGTGATTTATTTTGAAAGCGAGTCTGCATTGACTAAACAAATGATTGAAACAAGAGGCATTGATAGCAAAAGAATGGTCATCATGCCTGTTGCAACTATTCAAGAATTTTCACATCAATCGGCAAAAATTCTTGACAAGTATCTTGAGCAAGATAAAAGTGAACGCAAACCATTGATGTTCTGTTTGGATTCTCTTGGTATGCTTTCTACTTCAAAAGAAATGATGGATACATCGGATGGTAAAGAGACGAAAGACATGACTCGTGCCGCATTGACTAAAGCAGCATTTCGTGTTCTGACTCTCAAACTTGGTAAATGTAAAATTCCAATGCTTGTGACTAACCATACATATTCTCAAGTTGGAACAATGTTTCCCCAGCAAGTGATGGGTGGAGGAACAGGTCTTTACTATGCGGCAACAAATATTATTTTTTTGAGCAAACGAAAAGAAAAAGTTGGAACCGAAGTCATTGGTAACATCATTCATTGTAAAAATCAAAAGTCTCGTTTGACGATTGAAAATAAAATGATTGATGCTTTGGTCACTTATGATAAAGGTCTTGATAGATATTATGGAATGCTTGAACTTGCTGAAGCATGTGGAGCATTCAAAAAAGTATCCACGAGATATGAACTACCAGATGGTTCAAAGCAATTTGGTAAAACAATTCTTGCTGATCCTGAGAAGTATTTTACATTAGATATTCTTGGACAAATTGACGATTATTGTCAACAAGAATTTCTCTACGGTAAAGGTAAGCAAACATTTGATAAAACATTAGAGAGAGAAAATGTCGGATCTGAAGAGTAAATATGAATTGATAAAATATGATGATAATGACCAGTATGCTTTCAAACTAACTGAAGGCAAATTCAAAGATGTCATTTACAAATATAATCGTTTCGGTATTGTTGAGCCTGAAGAAGGTGAAGATGAATTGAAATATCGTTTTGAATATGATATACTTGAAATTCCTGAAGAAATCCGCGAAAAGAAATATACTGATGAAGAAGGTAAAGAGTTTGAAGAACTTATTGGTGATATTTTGATTCAAGTTGTTGAAGAAAACATAGAATACGAAGAGGAAGATGACGGTAAGACTAGAAGATACAATTTTAAAGAATCTAATTTACTTTGAGGAATACACTCGCAAATCCATCCCTTATATTAAACCAGAATACTTTTCAGAGCATACTGACAAAATTTTATTTGATCACATAAAAGAATTTCTTTCAAAATTTAATTCGCTTCCGACTAAAGAAGCATTGATGATTGAGGTGAGTGAGAATGCGAATCTTACTGAAGATGGATTTCAAGATATTTCAAAGAAAATTTCAGAGTATTTCTTTGACAAAGACGATAAACCAGAGATTGACTGGTTAATAGAAACAACAGAAAAATTCTGTCAAGATCGAGCAATATATAATGCTGTATTGGAGTCAATCCAGATTCTTGACGGAGAAAAGAAAACAAATAAGGATAAAGGTGCGATCCCTGCTTTACTTTCCGATGCTCTTGCTGTTTGTTTTGATCCTTATATTGGTCACGATTATATTGAAGATGCTGATGCTCGTTTCAACAGTTATCATGAAGTGGAGGAACGAATCGCGTTTGATTTGGAATATTTCAACAAAATCACAAAAGGTGGTTTACCGAGAAAAACACTGAATGTAGCACTTGCTGGGACTGGTATTGGAAAAAGTTTGTTCATGTGTCATCATGCTGCGGCATGTCTGTCTCAAGGATTGAATGTTCTTTACATTACTCTTGAAATGGCTGAAGAAAAGATTGCTCAAAGAATTGATGCAAATATGATGAACATCACGATTGATGAACTTGAGCAAATACCAAAAGATATTTATGATAAAAAGATGGGAAGAATTCGTAATGCTACGAAAGGTAAACTGATTGTTAAAGAGTATCCAACTGCCACAGCAAATGTAAATCACTTTCGTAATCTGCTAAATGAACTCAAACTGAAGAGACGATTTGTTCCTGATATTATTTTTGTTGATTACATTAATATTGCTACATCTTCTCGTTTGAAGTTTGGCAATTCTGTTAATTCTTATAACTATGTCAAGTCAATCGCTGAAGAACTCCGTGGTCTGGCTGTTGAATATGATTTACCAATCGTGAGTGCAACTCAAACTACACGAAGCGGTTTTACAAATTCAGATATTGGGCTTGAAGATACATCAGAAAGTTTTGGTCTTCCTGCTACAGCAGACTTCATGTTTGCTCTGATTTCAACAGAAGAACTTGAAGACTTGGGACAGATACTTGTAAAACAGTTAAAGAATAGATATAATGACCCAGGCATGAACAAAAGATTTGTCGTTGGTATTGAACGTGCTAAGATGAAACTGTTTGATCTTGAAGAATCAGCACAGGCTGATCTTGTTGAACTGACAAACAAGAAAAAAGGTGTGAACATGCCGTGGGGTAAAAAGAAAGATGATGACGATGATGATGTTCCAGTATTTGATCGTGCTACGAATGGTCGTATGTCAAGAAAGAAAGATTTTTCAGAATTAGTGTTTTAAGGAGTTTTGTATGATAAAGGTCATGGCACCTGATGGCCCTTTTTCTATCATTATTAATTTTAAAGGTTATGATATTGTATTGTTTAGTTTACCTAATTCTGATGGAGATATGGATTGTGATTTGAAAATTTTTAAGAATGAAATAGATGTGACAAATAATGTAATTAAAAATCCAGAACCAAACTCAAATACATTGAATGAAATTTTTAAAGTTTTAGACGAACGAACAGAAAAATAATCATTTATTGATATCTTCAAAATTTTTCTTGACATAATGGTAGTTTGTGTTACAATATTTTTATTGTTAATGATTCTAATAAAAAGGTTCATATGCGTTTTGAAGATATCTTTAGGGCTTCCCTCATTTCCCTCCTTTTTTTATTCCTGCTACTTTCTTCTCATAAAAATGTTTTCGGATGCGATAGATATGAAAAACGAGGATCATTTAGAGTTTGCATAACTAATGATATGAATAAAGAGCGTTTTGAAGAAATTGTAAAAAAAATGTTTTGGGCGACCGAGGATTCTGAATGCCCAATTTTTCTTGAGATGACGATAAATACATATAAAACAAGAGACTGCCAACATCTTGCTAATTTTACTCATAAATTTTGTTCAAAAATTTATCGAAAGTATTCAATCGATGAAAATAGCCTGAATACTTATTGTGAATATCTTGAATAATCATATCTAATAAATAGTTATAACTATAATTATATAAAAAGGGTTTCATGATCACGTTTAAGAATTTTTTGATAGAATCGGCAGGAGCAAATAAACACTTAGAACATATTGAAGATGAAATATTGAATAATGGCTTTGATGGGTTGAGAAAATCTATTATATATTTATCTTCCATTGCTAAAATATTAAGAGGAAATTCTAAAAAATCCGTCAGAATAACAACAAAATGGGATGGAGCGCCGGCTATTATTGCAGGAACAGATCCTGAAGATCGGAAGAGCACACGTCTGAACTCC